GAGAGTTTCATCTCTAAGAGAATCATAAGAATTGATTGAGGCAAAAACAGAAACTAGATTTTGATGAGCATTAGTTATGTCTGCATCATTCCCTAAAATGTCAGAGTTAATAGAAGGGAGCATATCAATAGACTGTTTTAATTTCTCAAAACTGGTCTTGTGAAATGTTTCACCATTCTTTAACTTATCGACAATATGATTTACTTGTTCAAGTAAAGCCTCAACAGTAACCTTAAAAACATTTCTTACATTGTTTGCAAGTCTGTTTTCAGTTTCTTGTTGAATGCTAGCTTTCATTTTGTCAGAGACATTTAAACGAATATCAGAAGACTTAGTTATGTCCTGGATTAGTTCTTTCTTAAAATCAAAAACAAATTTGCTTCTAAGTTTTTCAACATCAGGATAATCTTCTTCATTAAATGCAGAGCCTAATTTTCTTTCAGCTACAGAAACAAAAGAATCATAATTTTCAAGAAAACTTTCTGCTACCTCAAAAAAATCAAGTTTAGCTTCTTCCATTTTCTCGTCTAGTAGGTTTAATTGTGTACTAGGACACAACCTCCAACCACTCGTGCTAGTTGAATCAGAATCCGATTCACTATCGCTCCAGGGAACAGTTAAAGCATAATAGTATTCTCTACGAATCCTATTAGTTATACGTCTAAATACTTTATTAATATTCTCTCCGTACATATGCTTAGAAACGTGCAATGTTCTCTCATCTGCTCCTACATCACTTTCTAACCCTTCTCGTAAACTTTTATCTACCTTAATACCACTAGGATGCTTAACAGTTAAGCTAACCAGTAATGCTTGTTTAGATAAAAGGTTTTTATTATTTTTATTCATAAACCCTCCAGTCTATATTGTTAATAATCTGTTTCGCATGACCCATAAATGAACAGGTCGCTCGTCAGTATGGTTAATTCCATATACAGAAAAAAAACGGAGGGCATTTCTGCCCTCCATAATTTTATACCTCTAAGTCTTGATGCTTAACTTTGAACTCATTGAAAGTTGTTGTTTCAACAAGTTCAGTTCTTGCATTGATTAGAGAACGAACAAAAAATACTTCGTATTCAGGAGTTGGAAATTGCTCTATATATTTCAGAGCATTTTCAAAATAACTTTCAACCAAAGAATCGCTAACTTCTTTAATTACAGTTATCAACGCAACGACTGTAGCAAAATATATTCCGTTCTGTTTTTTCTTATCCTTCGCCTTTTCAGGAGAATCAATTTTCCCCTCGCAAATCTTTTGCAAGTCAGGAACATCTTCTTTGAGTTGCAAGAAAGATGCAAATTCAATTGATGCAGTTTCGCCTACATTAATGTCAGCGAATTTCTGTATAAAAGAATTTTCAGGATTAGTCTTTAAAGTGCTAGACAATCTTGTCCAGGAACGAGGGCAAGGTTGAGGAGCAATGACTTTAGGGTCAAAAACATTCAACCAGTTAGGCTGATAATTTAAGAATCCTAAAATGTCAGGGTGAACATCATTCTTGACTGCCCAATTGAACCAGTCATTAGAATCGTGAACGAACTCAATCATTGCACACCTGGAATAGCAATGAGAAGGAATCTTATTAGACCCAGCCCTATCGCTTGCCTTATTAGAAGCACAAACAATTACCCAATTACCTTTTCCATTTTCAGGAGTTGGCAATTCATAATCTCCTATTCTTTTCTCATACATAAGTTGAGATAGAACAGTTTGCATTGAATGATGAGATTGTCCGAACTCATCCAGGAAAAGCATACCTTCTCCACTAACAGGAAGATTACCTAAAAAGGCTCTCTTCTGTTTGCCTTCCTCAATATAAGGAATGCCTGATAGGTCATAAGATTCATACAGGCTACTTCTAAAATCTATCCACCCATATTCTTTTGCAGTTGGATTGACTTTATCTGTAACCACCTTTCTTCCTTCAGCCAAGATGTCTCGCACCTCTTCGACTATTGCAGACTTTCCAATACCAGTTCCACCAATTAGGAACGGAGTATTGTTAGCCTTTATTTCGCATTGCATCATATACAACGCTTCACTAGGTTTATATTTCATTTTACCTCCATGAAATAATTATAGTTAAGTTAGCAGAAATGCTAACACCAAGAGAAAACCTTTTTACAGGCTAGAGATACCTCTATTTAATTTCTTTCGTATTGTTTCAAATACTCTTCAGTTGGTTTAATAAACAATATTGAATGCCTTATTTAAAATGTAAAAACATTGTCAACTTTGCCCTGTTTCCCTCCCAGTCTTCAAAATCCTCTAATTGAAATTCTTTTGCTATGTCTAAAGCAGTCAACATTCTTTTGACCGAGGACTTGTTCCATTTTTTGTAATAATTTCTTTCAAGTGTAATTCTTACACCTGTGTCGATAATATCTTTTTCAATTAAATTTCTAGCCATTAGCCTTTCTCCTTTTCTAATTTCCATATAACAAACTTCAACAATTCTTGAACATCTTGAATACGTCTAGTTTGTTTTTCTTTTTCTAATAAAGTATTGATATGTTTTAGGTTTGATACTTCATACATTAACTTTTCTCCCAACCTAGCCCACATTTATGACAAACTAATATGTCTGTTTCTTGTTCATCTTGCTCTAATACAAACCCACATTCTAGACAATTTTCACTCATATTCGTTTCTGTTATTTTTGGTTCGCCCATTACTTTTTCTCCTTATTAATATTTTTTTTTTCGATAATTAGTTTCTTGAACCCCATAATTAGGATTCTCTTCAGCACGTTAATTCGTGGACTATCTTATTCAACGACTATCTCAATCAATTTTAAAAATAAAAAAAAATATAAAAAAAAATACAAAAAAAAGAAACAAAAAAAATGCTACTCCGTTAAGAGTAGCATTAATTTCCTCCCTTATAATTTGTTTAACTTAGCCAACAAGCCTTCAAGAAAAACTTTTCTCTCTCTTGCTTCAGCTACCATTTCAGGTGTATAGCTACTATTCTTTCTAATTGACCCATTTTTATTTCGAGATAGAAAGATATCAGGATTGTCAGCAAGACCTCTAATCCTGTTTAAGTTATAAGAAACACTTGAAGTTAGTTCTTCTATTTCTTTTTTGGTTAATTCCATAATTACTCCTATTTTAGTTATTACCAAGACTAGGTAATTGCTTACCTAGTTTCGATTGAATCTCACAATCTCATCAGTTGGTTTTATCTAACCACCCTTCCTGGATAGCTTCGTATTTAGCAAGCGAAATATCATCACTTCCAAAAGTTATACAATCCAAGTCAACGTGATAATTAATCGCAGTATCAGATTCTATAACCAGGCTCTTATCTTTAAAATTTAAAACCTGGTTGTAGTTCTTTTGCTGAATTGAAATTGGATAACAAAGAACTCTAAACAGGGAATTTAATCTTTCCCTGGTTGTAACAGTTCCCCACCCACACAAAGAAAAAGATAATATTTTTCCGTTGTGGTCTTTATCCCAATTAGCAATTTTATGACCATGCAAATAATAACCGAACTCATCTGTACGAGAATTAGAAATAGATTTAGTTCTCCTATCTCTAAACGCAGTAGCAATGACTCTAGATATATTTCTCATATAGTTCTACTCCCTTCTTAAATATTTTTCTCTTAAATCTTCTGTAAATTTAAAAGCATCTTCTAAATGAAAGTTATTATCAGGAATATTAAATTCCTGTTTTAATTCTCGTAATGCTACAAGAATCAATACTAGCTTTTCATGTTGAATAAATTCAATCCAAGTTAAATGCTTGAAATGTTGCTTATGTTTCCGTTCTAAATATTCCAATTCTATATTTGTAAACATTAGCTTTTTTCAGGAATAAGAAAATCAGTTTTAACAAGTGCATCTTGCATATCTACAGGGATTCCTCTTAGGACATTCGTAACCTCATCAACGAGCATACAATATAAACCATAATCCAATTCTCTATATCTCATGCACAATCTTGTGTTCAAAATATCCAAAGAACTAAGTTTGATTTTAATTGTCTTTGTTTCACTTTTATTTTTCATAGTTAGACCCTCCAGTCTGTTTCGTTTTTAAAATTGGCTAGAGGCAATAAACTTAGATTTGTCTTAACAATGCAACACGCTGATTAGTCGTAGGCATTGACCACATAAATTTATTACCTCACTCATTCAGCTAAGAGAAGCCACCTCTTAGGACATTGGAGGATGTCGCAACTGGAATTTTACGTTTCCGTCTCCCTAACTTTGTTTCAACTTTTATTCGTAAGTCTTTCGTTAGTTCTTTGAGTACGCATTTTGTTTTGGAACTTTACTTCTATTTCCGAGGGTAATTCTTGTGACCCTCATTACTGGTTAAGCCCTTGCACGACCCAGTACACTATCTTGAACTTTTTCTATATAACCTCCGTTGGTTTAATTGAATATTTAATAATATCAGAACACACCATAATTGCTAGCATAATGTGAGCATTACATAACCAGGGAAAAAGTTACATAATGCAAGCATGAAGGAAAATAAAAAGACCAGTCTTAAAATTGTTGGGAAGGAAGACGACCTTACAATCAAGCAAAGAAAATTCGTTGATGCAATTGTTAAAGGAACTTACCCCACATATAAAGAAGCCTACTTCAATAGCTATGACGTTAAGCCTAACAAGAATGGAACTATTCCTAAATGGGTAGAAGTAGAAGCAAGCAGACTATTAAGTTCAAACCCTAAGATAACCCAAAGTATCAGGAAGGCATTAGAAAGGAAGGAAGACCATGCAGTAGCCTCAAGCATCCGAACAAGGTCTTACGTTCTTGAGAGACTATATAAAGAATCTACTGAAGCTGATACTTCAGCATCTAAAATTAGAGCATTAGAGCTATTAGGTAAGAGCGTTGCATTGTTTAGTGATGTAGTAGAGACAAAAGAAGCACGAGCAAGCACGGACATAGAAGCCGATATAGAAGAGAAGATTAAGACCCTATTAGATAGCCATGAAGATTAACCAGGCATAAGACTATCTTAATCAATTATAAGACTACCTTAATCTAAGACTAAATTAATTCATTCCTGGTTGTTCCCTGGACAAGAGAAATTAACCAGGCGAATTGACCAGGTAGCTTACCCAGGCATTCGACCAGAGCGAAAGATATTCCAGGCGAATTTATACGGATATGTGCGTAGTTATAAGGTATTTAAAATTATATAAGTTCTTTTCTTTTCTTTGACCCTACCTTTTTTTTGACAAATATGAGCTGACATTAGACCCCCCACCCACCTGTGTATAATTACGTTACTTGACTGACTATAATACATAGTGATTTACACAAGATATCACCAACTTTCATATACCCCCCCCTATTATATTGCATTCTGCTAGCAGTTTTTACCCAAATATAAGGTTTTTTCTAGAAAAGGGTTAGGATTCCTACACCCCCCTATAATATTTTTTCAAAAATACTTGCTTTTTTTGTGAAGGGGGTGCAATATGGTAAAATCTTGTAGTTCCTATACCTAGTAATTATTACTTAATAAGTAAATACTAAATATATTAGGTACTTACTAAAGATTTTATTTAAGAAGTATTTATTAAATAAGTATATACTATCTATATGCAAGAAATTATTAATCTATTTTTTAATATTTGTGTTTATATTTTGCAAGTAACTGGGAATGTAACTGGAATGGGATATCAGCTTGCTAATATCGTTATATTTGTATTCCTGCAACCTGCATTAATTTTACTTTTCTTTGTTTTGTGGAGAAAGGAGCGTAATAAACATGAACAAAAACTTACTGGGTAAAGTAAAAAATTTATCCCCTGTTAAAAAACAAGAGTTATTGTCTCTCCTTGAAGAATTAGAACAAGCTAAAAATAGGGAGAAGTGTCACGATGAGTTTATGACTTTTGTTGGGGAGATGTGGTCAGCGTTTATTCATGGTAAACACCACGAAATAATGGCTGATGCGTTTGAAAGGGTCGCTAAAGGCGATTTAAAGCGTTTAATCATCAATATGCCACCTAGACACACTAAGAGTGAGTTTGCTTCTTATTTGCTTCCTGCGTGGTTTCTAGGTAGGTTTCCTGATAAGAAGATAATACAGACTGCCCATACGGCTGAATTAGCTGTAGGATTTGGTAGGAAAGTCAGAAACCTGGTAAATAGCAAAGATTATAAAGAAGTCTTTCCAGATGTTAGCTTGCAATCTGATAGCAAAGCAGCAGGTAGGTGGAATACAAACAAAGGTGGCGAATACTTTGCGATAGGTGTGGGTGGTGCAGTTACTGGTAAAGGTGCTGACCTACTAATCATTGATGACCCTCATTCAGAACAAGAAGGTGCAAGTGCCGATATAAACGTATTCAATAGAACATACGAGTGGTACACATCAGGTCCGAGACAGCGTTTGCAACCAAATGGTTCTATCGTTGTGGTAATGACAAGGTGGCACAATAAAGATTTAACTGGTCAAGTAGTAGATGCTAGCATAAAACGTGGTGGTGCTGACCAATGGGAAGTAATAGAACTTCCTGCCATAATGCCTTCAGGTAATCCTTTGTGGGCAGAGTTCTGGAAAATGGAAGAATTACAGGCTTTAAAAGCCGAGCTACCCAATAGTAAGTGGATGGCTCAATACCAACAAGACCCTACTTCAGAAGAAGGAGCGTTGGTTCCC